GGGATTTAAACACGCTTTGTACGGCATGAGAATGCCAATGCAATCATGGGCAAAAGCCGACAGTAAATATATGCACGATCCGCTTCGTGGAGATTTTAAGATTGGCGAAGCTGATATGAATCTGGCTCAGAGACTAATTAGTGGAGGAGCGGAACATGCGAAATTCCTTCGCATGATTCACGTTGGCGTTATCGTAACAGCGCCGAGATATGTCTGGTCAGAAATTGATACATATCATTTCAATACCAAAAATTCGGAATCAACAATGCATCGACTTTTAGCGGATAAAAATCCTTTGACAAGAGACAATTTTCAGCTTGTTGATAAGGAATTGGATTTGTATGATTATGAGATCGATTTTATTAATAAGTTGAAACTTGAATATCGAAAACCACTTGCGGATAAAAAGAGGCTGTTGCGAATTGCAAAGGCGAAGTTACCAGAGGGGTTTTTGCAAGCTCGAATGCTTGATACTAACTATGCGGAGCTTCGCAACATGTATTTTCAGCGACGCAATCATCGGTTGCCGGAGTGGAACACTGATTTTGTGAATTGGATTAAAACACTTCCCTATGCAGAGGAGTTGATTATGTATGAGGGCGGTGATGACCAGTGATTGTATTGACTGGCATGTCATGCAGTGGTAAGACCGCAATATTAAAGGCGCTGTGTAGATTTGGTTATCGTAAGATAGTTACGTTTACCACAAGACCACCCAGGCCGAAAGAAAAAGATGGCGATGATTACTGGTTTATATCCAATAAAGAGTTTGACGCGAAGATTGCGAACGGTGACTTCGCAGAAACCGAGGCTTTTAAAACTGTTGCCGGAACTTGGAGGTATGGATCAGAATTAAGAGCATATGGTGGATTTAATAGAGCAGTCATATTAACGCCAGCTGGCATTAGACATATCAGAAAAACACATCCCAACATCGACATTACGGTATTTTACATAGATACGCCAGAATTTGTGCGATGGAAGCGTATGAAGGATCGTGGCGACAATAAACAAGAAGCGGCGCGACGGATGATGCGTGACAAAGAGGATTTTGCAGACATTCAAGAGTTGGCGGATTATACGATTGTAAATGATGGTAGCCTTGGCATTGTTAAGGTAGCCAAAAAAATCGCCTCAATACACGAAGAAACTAACCAAAGGAGATGAATATGAAGAATAAATTTATAGCATTACTGTTGGCTTGTAGTGTGGCTGTTATTCCATGTACTGCGAATGCCGCTTTGATAGATACAAGATCTATTATTGAAGCATTTCAAGGAAGGGTTGAGATGGTAGAGAGTGGTTACACGCAGGCTAATTTAAATTTTCGGGCATTGCCAGATTTAGAAGCCGATGTGTTAGACGTGGCAGATATCAACACCGAGATTGAATATTGCGAGATGAACAATGATTGGGTGATGGCTATCTACGGTGATCAGATTGGATTTTTTGCCAAGAAGTATATTGGCGATGAAGAGGTGGAAATCACCGAACCCGAAGAAACATATGAGGCTATTTATTCTGCATCTTACTTCCGCAGAATGGGAGTGATTGACTGGAATAGTTGGCGATGGACATGGTATTCGGAGAATGTGCTTCCGGGTGGGGGTCTAAATATCCCTGGACGACATGTTGATGATAATGGGTTTATTAGAGATGGCGACGGATACATTTGTTTGGCAAGTAGTACTTTGTCGAACGGTTGCGTTGTGAGCACACCATTTGGTGGTGAAGGCAAGATTTACGACTCAGGATGTGACGCCGGAACACTCGATGTGTATGTAAGTTGGTAAGGAGAGTGAGACGTGAGTAACGATAATGTTAACCATCCAGAGCATTACCAGACTCCAAATGGTCTTGAGACTATTGATGTGATTGAGGCTTTTACATCGGATCTCATGGGCATTGAGGCTGTTTGCACTGGAAATATATTGAAGTATATGTGTAGATGGAAGAAGAAGAATGGGCTTGAAGATTTGAAGAAGGCTCGGTGGTATTTAGATAAGTTAATAAATAAACAATTATAAATATTAGGAGAGATAAAATTGGTGATATTATATAGTACGCATTGCCCAAAGTGTATAGTGCTTGAAAAAAAACTTAATAGTAAAAATATTAATTATGAAATGATAACAGATGAGAATCTTATGATTGAAAAGGGTTTTATGTCTGCGCCGATTCTCGAAGTGGATGATAAGACGTTAGATTTTAAAGCGGCAATTGATTGGGTAGGAGAACAGTAAATGAAAATTGATATTAAACTTGTTAAAAATTTCGTGTCTCAGTATAACAAATTACAATCAGAATTTGGAACTGACATTGCAAGTATTAATGGATTCGACGACAATCAGTTAAGTTACACAGATTTTATTGATAATTTTGTAGCAAAAAATGTCGTTGCCGATTCAAGTATCGACGGTAATTCCAATGTTAGCCATAAAGATATTGTTACATTGGAGCGTGAGATGCCAAAACCACATTCAAAACTTCTTGCGTTCAATAAAATTTACTCTGAAATATCAAAGAAGTTTAGTTTTAAAACTGCAAATGACTGGTTACGAATGGAGTGGGTTGGACAGTTATATATGCATGATGCTCCATCGACAACATTCAGATCATACTGCTTTGCATATGACTTAAAAGATTTGGCAGAAAAAGGTTTGTATTTCATTGAAGGACAGAATCCAGAACCTGCTAGACACTTAACCACATTTGTAGATTTTGTAAAAGAGTACGTGAGCTTTGCATGTAATCGTACTAGCGGTGCGGTTGGATTGCCAAACATTATTCCTTATATGTATTACTTCTGGAAAAAAGATGTAGATAAAGATTATCTCGGCATTAGAACCAGTGGTAATGAAGAATATTATGCAAAACAGAATTTCCAGCGTTTCATTTATGCGGTTAATCAGCCATATGTGAGAGACGGTTCGCAGTCTGCATTTACAAACACGTCAATATTCGATCACGAATATTTTGAAGCATTGTTTGGCGGCGCAGAATTTCCGGATGGGACATTTATGATTGATTATGAAGAGGAAATCATAGAATTCCAGAAATGGTATATGGAAGTGATGTCTGAAATTCGTAGTACTAATATGTTTACTTTTCCAGTAAGCACGATATCATTGCTTCGGCAGGATGGCAAGTTTGTAGATATCGAGTTTGCAAAATGGGCAATCAAACATAACATGAAGTGGTCTGACAGTAATCTGTTTGTTGACAGTACAGTAAATTCATTGAGTAATTGCTGTAGATTGAAGAGTAACATTGAAGATCTAGGATACTTTAATAGCATCGGAGGAACGGCTCTTAAAGTTGGATCTGTGAAGGTTAACACCATCAATCTTGCCAGAATTGCTCTTGATACAAAATCTGAGAGTGAGTACTTGGAAGTGTTGAAAGAACGTGTATATGTATGTCTTTGCGCACTGGATGTAGTGAGACATATCATTAGACGAAATGTTGAAAAAGGTATTTTACCAAACTTTTCATATGGATTAATTGATTTTGAGCATTTGTATAACACGATTGGTTTCATTGGTATTTATGAAACAATGAAAAAGTTTAAATACATAACAATAGATGAGTTTGGTAACACATTTTATACAGATAAAGCATCAGCATTCGGACAGAAAATTTTCCAAACAATGCGTGAAGTTGCAGACGAATTCATCAAAGAATATGAGTGCGATTATCAGATTAATACGGAGCAGATTCCAGGAGAAAGTGCAGCTGCAAAATTGATGAAGAAGGATAAGTTTTTCTATCCAAGAGCAAAAATATATGACCTTCCCCTGTATGGCAACCAGTTTATTCCGCTTGGCATTCAAACAACATTACAGGAGAGAGTGCGTATCGCCGCGGAATTTGATGGGTACTGTAATGGTGGCTCAATACTACATGCAAATATCGATGCCCCATTTGATACATTTGATAAGGCGTGGAAAATGGTCGAATACATTGCGGATCAAGGCGTGACGTATTTTGCTTTTAACACGAAGATTCAAGCATGTAAAAATAATCATGCTTTCTATGGCGACAAATGTCCAATATGTGGCAAACCAGTAGATACCGAATATACGAGGATTGTAGGATTTTATACACCGATAAAAACTTGGTCGGCAGAAAGAACAGATGAATATCAGATGCGTAGATGGGAACGCATCAATGAAACATCGGAAACGTTGTAGATGTCAACAATATTATTGAAAGGTGTTATTGATGAGGATTTTGTTAATTACAAAGTCCCATCGATGACGCTGATGTTTCCATACTGCGACTTCAAGTGTGACAAATCAATGTGTCAGAATAGTTCGCTAATTAAAGAGGATGATATTAAGATTTCAATTGCATCATTATGCGAACGCTATATAAATAATCCCATCACCGAAGCAGTAGTTTGTCAAGGCATGGAGCCGTTAGATAGCTTTGATGAGTTGATTGGGTTGATTAGATGCCTAAGAGTTAGATATGCGTGTAATGACGATATTGTTATATATACGGGATATAACAAAGATGAAGTGATGAGATATATAGATGCTCTTTCTACATATC